GGACAGGCAGGCTAAACAACGTTATTCCACGTAAACCATTGAAAACTCTTTAGGAATGAATCTACCTACCGGGATAGGTTTGGCAGATTCAATGGCTGTATGGATTTCCCTCTTTCTGAACACATGTCCCTTTTCTTTGGCTTGTTTCTCACATTCCTCCTCTTTGTTTTTGAGGTAGTGGGTAATAAGCATCATCGCTCGGTCAACGTTGAAGGTGTTCACGACAAAAGTCTGAACCCTTTCGTCTTCATTCTCCCCATCCGTGAATGTGATTTTCGTCTCAATCTGGTAGAACTTCTTTTCATCCGGCTTGGCTTCTTCGTCACTATCTTCCGTCTCATCGTCCATCTTGTCAGCGTATTCTGCCATAGTGATTTCATTTTTGAGATAGGCAGTCGAAGCGTCATCAACCTTGCGCTCTTTCAAATTGTCGGTAAGAATCACGCAGGAATCGAATTCCTTTGCCATCGTTAAGGTGAATCCCGATTGATAATTAAGCTCGATGTAGTCTTTCAATATGGTGCAAGCATTCTCCAACCCTGTTGCGTAAAGCAGGAACTTGCTTTTCTTACCTCCTATTTCCGCTTGGGCAATATGCGGATATAACACATTATTTTCATTCTCGAACGCCAAACGGTTCTGATTGCTGACTTCCACTTCCCTGATACCGTCAGCTTCCATGCTGAAACGAATTTTCGCCAAAATGTCTTGGTCTATCAGCGTACCACGGTCGAAAAGAATTTCATTCCGTTCAATCGTTACTGTTTCACCGGTATCTTCATCAATGAAAGATTCCTCCCATGTTTTGAGGACACGTTTTGCAAGATACATGTTGAGCATCTTCTTTGGGTCAGATGTCACATACCGGATTTCTGTTTTTCTTGTTTCTATCATAACTAAATAAATTCTTGATTTCTTTGTATTTCCTGCTGTTCCTCAAATTTCCAACAATATCCACCTGCTGTTTTTCTTTTGTTGTTACAACATTGTGAGATATTTTGAAAATTTATGCCGGTATCTCTACAAGCGTCCATTAATGTCAAATGTCGCTTTATAAAAGCTCCATTCTTATCTAATTGAATAACTACTTTACCTTGAGATACGGCCCTTCTTCTTTGGGCAGTACCATAACTCAAATTATAAGCGTGAGTACACCATTCCAAATTAGACAAGCTGTTATTGCTTTTGTTTTCATCTTTATGATTTACAACTGAATACCTATGAGGATTGGGTAAAAAAGCCTCTGCTACTAAACGATGAATGTTAAGTGTATGTGAGCGTCCGCCTTTGAATAGGTTTACACATTTATATCCACATCTATCTTGTAGTTTAAGGATATGCGGCTTTTTCTTCATTAATTCACCATTTTGTAGTCTTACGTAACTGCATATAGATTTAATTCTACCCCTGTCTGATACTTGATATAAACCTTCATATCCGACAACATCTTTCCATATTTCTGCCATTATAAATAATCTTTATTTCGTCCAATCTCTATTTCCATTAGTTGAATCAATCTATCTTCATCAGCAGAAGGTAAATATATTCCGCATTCAGCACTTGCCCAATTACGAAAACGGGTAATACTTGTACTCATTTCTGCACTATCTAAATCAGCAGAGCTGCGCAATATCTTTATCCGTCCCAAATACTTGTCGTCTCTCTCACGAATGAAAATGGATGGATTAACAAGCTTTTTATAATACTGTTGCTTCACCCACTCCAACGTGTTTCCGGTCTCACACGCAAAGTAACCTAAAATCACATGCAAATATTTATTGCTTTGCAGGCTTCTTTTAGGCTTTTTCTCTGTGAGTTCTACAACCTTACCGCTTTCTGCGAGCTTTGCAGAACGAGCCTTAAATTGCTCTTTCTGCAAAGGGTTTGAAGTATCGTAAAGGGACATACGCTAAAAAGGCAAATCATCCTTTACATTGCCATTAGCATCAACCGGAGGCGGGAAATTCTGCGGCTGTTGCTGATAGGTCGACTGTGGCGCTGGCTGTTGTACCGATGTTGTTTGTTGGGATTGCGATACACCACCACGCGCATCTATTTTGTAGCACCGAATAGATGCCATACGTTTGAGTTCTCCGTCTTGATTCGTCCAAGAACGTCCTTGTAAAACAAATGATACAGTAACAACATCACCCTGATTAAAGCGGTCAAGTTCTGCACACTTATCGCCTGAAAACTCTAAGGGAATAATGTTCTCATACTCGCTACGCTCTCCCGTATAAGGGTCGTAAGTGGTAGCATCTAAAATGAACTCCCGTTTTGTAAACGAGGAACCACCGTTTTTGGATGGTATTTGAACAGTTTGTCCGATTTCGGTTATCCGTCCGGTTATTTGATTTGCCATAACCTAATATTACTGGTTCTTTTTATTACATATTGCAATCTCCACACATATCCACAAGGGAATCAAATTCTTCTCGTGAGTATTCAAATCCATTGATTACGATTACCTCGTTACCATTTTCGCCAAAATAAACTCCATCATTCATTTCCAAAGATTTTAGTGTCAGTTATCAATTTTCTGTTTTCTTCCAAGAACCGGACAAACTCTTCACAATGGTTAGTGAGGATTGGTATATCACGTTCAGGATTGAAAACGTATGTTTCTGTATAGGTATCTATCACATAACCGCCTTTGTTGAACTCTACAATGTTGTACTCAAATGTCCGCACATCCGAACCGTTCTTCATCAAAGCGTATGGATAAACCAAATGTTGGTGGTGGTCTTTGAACTTCCCTACGGTATAGCTTCCGGTTGTTTTGATGTCGTGGACGCTGGCCGGCATCAGCTCGTCAATTACCCCATAAACCAAAACATTGCCGTATGTGGTTGGAAGAATCGCTTCTACTCTTTGTTGGGTCAATGCCCCTTTGTAGTAGTTGGCAAACTCGCGGCAAAGGTCAATGTGAAAAGTGAAAGTGCGATTGTTGTAAACAGCTTTTATCCCGTAAAGTGTTCCGTCATCGTGATATGCCTTGCTAATTTCCATTATAGAAGATTTACGGTTCTCAATCATACAATCAATGATTTCATTGAAAGCCG